AGAAGGAATCGAAGCTACCCTTTTCCATGCCCTGCTTTTGGAATAACCATCGTTGTGATTATAAAGTTCTTTGTTGTGTTTAAGGTGGGGATCAATGTTGAGTTCTTCTTTAACGGCAATTTTCTTTTCCATTTCATCTTTAATAAAAGTGGTTTTTTGTAAACCTTCAACCTGTGTTTCTTGTTTCATTTTTTTCCTTGTCCTCTGCTACGTTTTTTTTTAGGTATGCGTTTGCTGTAGCGTTTAGCATGTCGACCTGGCCTTTTCTTCCTAGTCTCTTTAATATGGGCATAGCCATACGATCTAGGTTTATCAGACACTACGATGTCAAGACAGTAACACTCAATATACCAGTACTAGCAGCCAAAATTCCTGCAACTTTATCGCCTACATCTACTTTTATTATTTCAATAGTGTCGGCTGGTAAAAAAGTGCTGCTAGTTGTTGCTGTTGGACTACTGCCTATGGCATAATAAGTATCTATATCGGCACAAAGTCTTACCCAAAAAACTCCGCTTTCAGCAGTTCCTAAAGCAGCAGATTGTGCGGATGTAGTTGATGTCGCTACATTTGCCGTACTGGTTTGTTGAAAACCATAATTATACATTGTTTTTTTTCTCCTTAATTAATTTTAGAGGGTGGAAAAACCGCTAGGTCAGAGCCACCCCCAATTTTGTTTATACTATTTTCAGATAGCAAATACTATCTTCTAATAATAAATGTTACGACACATTCACAAGCCGTAGCAGATGCACCATCAGTAATCATTTCGATAGTACCGTCTTCTGAAACTGTATTTAAAGCAGTTGGCTCAGATGTATCTACATCTCCAGCCGCAGACCCAGACTGGGTAACTGTTATTGCAGAGCCAGTTATAGCCACTCCACCAATTTCCCAAGTCAATGCTGCGTCAGCCGTTGTAATCGCATTTTTAATTGAAGTAATAATTTTAATAACCCTTCCACCATCAGGAATAGGAACAAAAGTTGATCCTGCTGTACTAATAGTAGTAATTTTTGAGGTTACAAAATAATCGTTTAATGTTCTCATTATTTATCTCCATCGTTCCGCCCTTAATCCAATCTCAGGGCTTCAATGTTAATATAAATGCAAGGGGAGCAGATTTTTAGATTACTCCCCTTACACCGTTACTATTATGAAGTAGTTAGGTCTGTAACCAAACCACTTGATAGCTCATTTTTCGACTCAAGAGTATATTCAGCTACTAAAAACCTTTGATCTGCGTCAGCAGTTCTTGCAGGATCTAATAGTTTGAAATCTCTCAAAAACGACACTGCCCAGAAATCCATTTCCAGTAAGTGAACATCTTGTCCTCTTTTAGCAGAAGTTGAATTAGCTTTTCTAATCCAACGATTCGGAATAACTTGCATTGTTCCAAAATCGGATTCATAGACATCAATAGAAGTCATAAGTCTTTTGTCTTCTGCTCTATCGAATCTAGTTGCTCCTCCTGTGAAGAAAGATAGTTTTTGTTTGTTAAAGCCATTAAGCATGATCACATTAGGGTTTCCACCGCTATCCCAGGTAGTCTTCAAAGTTGATCGCAGTAAAGTTTCTGTGAATGCCCTTTGAGTTCCATCCGTTCTAATAGTTCCCCCACCAGATCCAGAACCTCCAGTTCCAGCAGAGACATTAGTTGAATACCAAGTTGGTAATCCTCCTAAATATCTTGTTGGTGAACCTGAAGTTCCAGCAGCAGCAGCCACATTAGCTAAAAGAGCATTTTCCATGTCTCTTTTTAGTTCTTTTGCAGACTTTGCCACCTGGTATGCCAACTCCGCATTTCTTCCAGCTAAATTCACAGCGTCATCAGTTCCAGACACTTGACAAGCCTTTGAAGAAATTTGCGTATAGTTAGATACCACAGTTGATGAAGTAAGCGTAGGATATGAAATCGTAGCTCCTTCGGCTTTGGCGTTAGCAGCCACAGCAGTCAGAGTATCTGTCTGCCATTTGTGCTGGGTGTTAGTAGCTTTGTTTTTACCAACACCTGACATGAAGGGAGTATCTGTTGGTGAGATATTATAAATAATATCTGCCAAGTCCTCTCTTATGCCTTTTGTATCATAAGATAATAATACAGCCATTTGTTTTCTCCTTGTTGGTTGTTATATATATTTTGCCAAAAGATCAACGGCATCTCTAGGATTACCGCTTTTCTTCAGACGGTTAATTTTATCCAACCTTACTTGGCTCATTTTTTCATCTTTATCAACTTTAACGCCTGGTCTGACCACTTGAGTAGGTTTCACAATTTTCTTAGCCAAATTTGGTTTCGGCTTATTCAAATTGGTTCGATGGTTCATACCATCTAAAACCACATCAAATATTCGACTATCATAGATTCCAGCGATTTCTTTGTCGTTAAAACCTCTTTCCACCATGTAGTTTCTCAAATTTGTTTGTAAGGTAGCTCCCTTAACAGGATCAGCAAAATCAGGATGTTTTAATCTCACCTTCATTTGTTCTTCCCTTAAAACATTTTGAAACTGCTCTTGTTGATGAGTGTTTAGCTTTCTTTTAGCTTGTGCGATTGTTTCTTTTCTTCGCCTTATTTTTCTCTCAATCTTTGCAGCTTCAGTTGGGTCTTCATCAAATAGCTTGTCCAATTCTTTTGAATCAAGTTCGCTACTTGCTTCAGCGTTTAAAGTCGCTGTCAGATTATTCAAATTTTCAAGTTTAGTTGAATAGTCTTTTGTTAGACGGTCTTTGTCAGAAGTTAATTGTCTTTTTTCAATAGCCAATTCTTCTGTCTTACGTCTATAGTCGGCATCTTTTTGATAACCTGCTTTTAGTTCATCAAGGTTAACATCAATCTTTTCACCATTCACTGTTACCTGGTGTAGATCGGTTACTTGAGTTTCTTCAGCGTTTTCCGCTTCTGATGCTTTTACTTGATCTTCAACTTTCTGAGTTTCTTCCTCAGATTGAGTTTCAGATTGTGGTTGTTCTTCAGTTTTTGTTTCGGCAGCTTCCTTTACAGGTTTGGCTTCCTCTGTTTTTTTCTCTTGAACAACCTTGTCTGCTTCTGGCTTTTGAGTTTGTGTGGTTGTCGGTTTATTAATTTTTCCATGATCCAACAATGACTCAACCGCATTAGCAGCACCTTGTACTGTCCTATCGGACAATAATGGATTTACGTCAGACATAAAATGTCCTCCTTTATTTAAGCTCCCTTGTGGGTTGGCTTATTCTAACCTTGATGATTAGAATTTCTTTTCTTTAGATTTCTGGAAGTCGGCAATCTGTTTTTCTGCTAACTTTCCAGTTTCCAGAATTTCTTTAAAATGATGCTCTACCTTTTTTAAAACTTGATAGGCTAACCAGTATTTTTCTCTGGCCTCAGATTCTCTGACCGTAGTTCTGTCCAGTAGAGCTTCTGAATAAATTTTTTTAAGATCCTCAAACGATTCTTGAAAAAGTTTATTCTCTAATATCTGTCTGGCTTGAGATGATCTGCTCAATTCCTTGAGCCTCTTGTCTTGGTCTCTGTTGTCCATTTATATTTTCAAAGCGTTTGGTGAACATACTAGCACTTTTTTCTGCTTGTTCAAGGTTTTTTGAACCTTCGGCAATAATTACCCTATCCAATTCTGCATCGGCTTTAATTTTTGTCGTATCTAATTGTGTATTATATTTTAAAGACATATCTTTAATTTTTGCTTCAAAGTCTAATAGGTCAGCTTGATGATCCAATTCAGCTTCTTTGCTTCGTAAATCCAAATCAGCAAGTTTTCTTTTGTTTTCTGAGTCAATCCTAGCAAATTCAATTTTCTCAATTGGAGAAATTGGTGGAGGTGGTGGAGGTGTTACCATTTGTTGTCCTTTAATAGGATCAACAAAATAACTTTCCACTGTTTGCAATCCAGCATTTTCGACCATCTTGGATAAGGTGTTATACATATTTTTCATCGTTACCATTGGATAGTCCCTTTTTCCTTGAAGTTCAAAAGCCTGAAGTTGTTTTTGTAAAATATTATTCAACATCACTACCTGCTGTTCTTTTGTACCTGTACCCAATCCAACTACAATAGAAATATTAAAACGGTCTTTCCATTCTGTCGGCAGCACAGCAATATATTCATTATTAAGCTGAATAATTTTTTCTTTGTCCTGATATTTAACCGAAAGGGCAAACATCTTTCTGAATAAATCCTTAACGCCTGTTTCGGCAAAAATTCTAGCAATCAATTCAGACCGCATTTGCGTTTGATTAAGAATAGCGTTAACACCAGTTGCCGTTTTATTCAAACTTTCTGAATCTAATCCTTGGTTATATTTAGTAACTCCAGTCCTGACTTCCTTAACTTGATCCAAATATTCCAATAAAGGAAAAGCCTGTTGTGAAATCGGTTGAGCCTGTATCTGTTGCATTACCTGGTTTGGTGGTTGCTTGGTTCTAATAATGCCTCCAGGTCTTGTGGTAAGAATATCATCCATGTTCACCATGCCATCCATGATCGCAACCCTGTTGTTATTCGTTAAATACATATTATCCAACAGTTGTCTCATCACTGTGGATTTCATAAGTTGAATATCCTCAACCAGTTCAGCCACAGACCTTCCATAAAATCTATGAGGCATTGGAATAGGGGTAACGGAAACAAAAGGAATATGATCGGCTGGTACGTTTTCTAAAATTTTATAAGCTGTTGATCCAACAGAAACCACTTTTCTTAATTCAGCAATACCGTCTTCATCGTAGTCATAACGAATATAATTTTCATAAACTAAAATAGTCTGGGTGGAAGGATCGTTGGAGGTATCGTAAGGATAGTCTTCAATATTTCTAAATCTTGCCAATTTTTCCATATTGGTAATGGTCGCATCTGCGGTAGGCAAGTTATAAACTTCTTCTTTGTCGTAGCCCATTTCAACTAACTGGGTTCTAGTCATTTGAACCCTATGACCGACATAAACAGCGTCTTCCAATTTAACCGCAGCCTTATCAATTAAAAATTCATCAGGCGGAATGGACTCCACTTTAATTCTTCCCTTTGAGGAAGTTCTTTTAATTCTACAATCATGGAGTTTAGGAATGGGAATATCTATGTCCATGCCTTGAGCTTCCAGTTGATCTTCAAATTGTTCTATGGCTTTATCAGCCTGCTCATCTTCCTTTTCCGTATCTTCTAAAACTTCTACATCAGGATTATCCATTAAAATTTTATATTCTTCATCGGTCAGGTTTTTATAAGTTTCATGTTCAACTTCTTTTTTTTCATCATAGAAGATTTTTAGGATTCCGTTTTTTTCTATAAGGGCATCTTTGAAAAAATTATACAAAAGAGTAAAGCCATCGTTCTCTTTATAGAAGATATGATTGA